TATTTGGAAGAATGTAAGGTTGATGAAGGATATTTTGATTGTAGATAACCATTCTATTGAATTTCATTTCTGCAAGATACACTTTTTTGAAATTTTCATCGTCTTCCAAGACATAATAATCATATTTTGAAAAATCAGCCTCGACTTTTTTTATATCCACAGACATATCTCCTCGGAATGTATAAAATGCAGTTCCTCCCGAGCATTCCTCCGGAGTGTTCAACATGATGCCTGCGGCCCATCTTCCATGATCTATGTTATCGATATGCGGCACCCTAGGTGGAAGATCTGAATTTTGAACATTCACCAAGAAACTAGCGTGATCTAAACAGCCCTGTATCAATGATTTGTCTTCTAGGCTGTCATATTCTTTTTGCCACACGTGGCTGATTATCCTCTCAAATATTTCCCCTAAATGACTGAAGTAGAAAGTCATTTCTAATCTGCTGCCCGGTAGTGCATGCAGGATCCTGGGATTGTATGTCCGAGGAGTATTTAAAACTAGCTTTCGTATCTCATAAGGATGTTTCCAAAAATCATCGATGATCACAATTTTTTTATCGTCTTTGATAGTTTCGATTTTTACTTTAAGTTCCGGATTGGGACTAAAAAATTCTATTTCTTCCAGTAAATTAGCAAACATTTATCTATAATTTTATCGATTTTTAACTTTGATCAACTTGTTATATTCTGGAAGATATAGATATTCTATATCACTGTTGGCCAGAGTCCTTACAGCATCATCTAATGTTTCTACTAAAGGCTCCCCACCAAGATTGAAACTGGTATTGAACACGATGGGAACTCCTGACGCTTTGTAAAATTCTTCGATCAACTCATAATAGTGAGGATTCTGATGACTCTTCACAGTCTGTATCCTACATGTTCCGTCGATGTGTATGATGCTGGGAATTTTTCCTTCGACACCCGGCTGACAATCCATAGCATACATCATGTGCGGACTTTCTTCCAGTCCCCTCATATCAAACCAGTCATGCGCATGTTCATGCAGGATACTGCCTGCAAATGGACGGAAGTATTCTCTGCGTTTTACTCTGTTGACAAAATCTTTTCCGTCTTCGAACGTAGGGTCAAAGAGAATGCTGCGATTTCCTAACGCTCTCGGACCAGCTTCTGCACCACCCTGGAACAGAGCTACGATATTTTTCTGCCGCAGTAATTCGACGATTTCTTTTTTGGTAATACCGTCAGTAACTTCTCCGTCGTATTTTTTCGCAGTACTATCGATATCTGAATTGCTGTAATCATAAGTTGGTCCTAGGTAAAGGCTTTCTCCAAATTCACGAACTGTTTTATCTTTGGTGATCATGTAATGCATGGCCAGGGCAGCTCCCATAGCTGTTCCCGCATCACTAGAAACGGGTTCAACATAAAGATTGATTCCTTGATCTTTCAGCGCTTTGAGATAGTAATAATTAGCCACACAGTTAAGTCCATAACCTCCACTGACTACTACGTTTTTAATTCCAGTCGTTTCGACAGCTTTTTTAATTAGCCTCAGAGCCATTTCTTGAGATTGAGTTTGTATAGCATAGGCCATATCTCGACGATTCTGGAGTAAGGTTACATCGTTTCCTCCTTCCTTATATCCCGGAGGTGTTTCTAATTCTGAAAATCTACCTTCATTGACTAGTGCTCCATTTGGATATGTTGGAATAATGAGATTACGATCTGCTGATTCCCATTTTCCACTACCTCCTCCGGTGGTATAAATCGGAGGAATATTTTCGTTAGGTCGACCATAGGGAAATAGTCCCATGGTTTTTCCTGCTTCTATACTTTGCCAACCACAGTATTGGGTAACTGCTTCATAAGCCTTGACGATGCCGGCGGAATCGTCGATGTAGCATTCGTGGTAACCAATTTCTCCTTTGATACTAGATGAATCCATATTTGAATAATACATGTTGACCCAAGGACCGTTGCCACCGATGTGTCTATATATAGTTTTAAAATTATATGGATACCCGCATGTAAAAATACTTTCTAATTCGAAAGCCATGTGATCCCTGCCTTCGATGTTTAAGTTTAAAAACGTTCCTGCTCCGTCTATGATTACTGCTACCGCTTCGTCGAATCCCGATCTATAAAATGCGGCCGCGGCATGCAATTTATGATGTTGCTGCGATAGGTCAACTACCTGCGGATGATCATAAATGTTTATCTGCGGGCCTCGTTCGATCAATCCCAGCTTACGAGCAAGTCCAGTGTAAATATCGTCGCCTGTAAAATCTATCCTTGCTGACGTATCTCCGAGAGTTTGTGTATGGGCGACTGCTAGGAAATCTAAACGATTAGTATAATCCAGTATCTTAACCATACTGGCTAATGGCCCGCCGTCATACTTGTGTCTGCTAAATCTTTCTTCTTCAGACGCAAAAACGATTTCGCCATCTTTTAAGAGACAAACTCCTGCATTATGTCCTCTGGTTATTCCTGCAATCCAAGTGGTCATTTATTTTTTCTCCGATAATTGTGTTGTTTTAATGTTAGATGTTCCTGGAATCAAAGTAGGTTTTGTTGCGGGGGTAGGACAACATTGGGATTCCTGCATCATAGGTTTAGTGGATATTTTATTCGATTTGCCGAGCCTTTTTCTTACAGAGCTCAAGACCGCATCAATCTGAGATTTATTCATTTCCATTACTTCGTCGTTGGCTCTGTCACGTTGTTCATCCATGGTTAATCTTATAGGACTATAAATCCTTCTTCCCTCGCCGACGTCAATGATATCAAAATCTTTGTCTCCAGGATAAGAAATATTAATAGGAAATGTGCTACCGCATACTACTGTGGCTGTTTTACCCAGAGATTTAACAATGTGTTGACCTAGACTGTCGCAACCTAGAAAATGATCAGCAGCGTTAATTACTCCTGCCCAGATCCGCATATCTGGTATCTGAGGTTGCGCGACGGGATTTTGAGAATTTGGATCCGCTAGATCTACCGGCAATTCACTCATTATAATCACAGCATATTCTTTTTTAAATATGTTTATGATTTCAACGATGTTATTGAGTTGAAAACTACGTGAAGTTGGGTCCACTATAAAACCACCCACATTGTCCACTGATCGACCAAACGGTTGAACTACCAATGCTTTATCGAATCCCGAGACTGATTTTACTTCTTCTACGATGCCTGCGCCATTTACCATTTCCATCTTATTTAGAATCAATTTAGGGGCCGGAAGTTCTCTCAGGCCTTGATTATTAATTTCCAAATCAAAGGCCTGAGCTAGGCTGCACTTTTGATTATAGTATTCCCAGATCCTATAGGGTTCGGGAGATACACAATCTCGATCTTTTATAAACTGATCAAACAGTCCTTTGTGCCAGTGATCATACACTCTATCATGCAAAGTGGGATGTCCTTTGAAAAAATCGGTTCCACCCTCGCATACGATTACAAAATCATCCTCGGGATTTTCTGCAGCATATAATTCAAATGCTGGAATTGAACAGATTACTCGGCCACCGCCGCCATTAATGAAAAAAACTTTTGATCTTGCCATTTTGAGTCCTTCGGAATATTCAGCAAGATATTTAGTGGGCAGTTTATCTAATCAAAAAAAAAGCACAGACAAATCTGTGCTTTTTTCCTTATAGATGGAATTTAAACTTCGTAACGACCGGGAGGAACTAAGCTATCAGGATCCTGCGGAAACATCATCAAAGCTATGTGCGGAGGCACGTTGTTTGCCTGCATCACTGAAGGCAGATCGCGCAATCTCTGACGATAGGTATACCACTGCTGTTTTAATGAATCGGGCATGTCATCTGAGACTCTACCATCGGCTGAGGCTAGCATTTTGTCACGCCGTTTTCTCACGAATTCCCAATCAGGCAATTCGGTCAGTGAATTTCCGTACAGAACTTCAACTACTGTTCTTGTAGGGATATTAACATTGTTATTTTGGTCCACAGTAATTGCATAGGGATCATAGACATTTCTAGGGAGAATCGGTGTTTGATAACTATATCTAGGATATCCATCAATTTCGGGTGACAATGGATGTGGTTGGCTGCCTGTGTGATTCTCTTCGGCTTCGTCGACAACTGGACCTCTAAGCTGACACAGCAGTGGATTTTCTGCGCAATCAATCTCTACATATCTACATCCTTCGGGAACAGGGCGTCCGTCAGCCTTTTCTTCTGCGGTAATGGGACCCATGTGTTCACGTCCTGTGGCATTTTCGATGATAAGA